TGCCGCCGTAGGGGACGTTTTGAATAACCGGGGATACCAGAACGGCTACACCGTCATCATCCACCACGGATTCACCATCCAGGGTCACGTCGTTGACCGCGCCACCGCCGCCACCGCCGGGGGTCAGGTTCTCCAGCTTATCCTTCAGTTCGTCGGTGAAGTCGTTGGTGGACAGACCCTTGCCGCTGATTTTATCGACTTTACCGGAGAGAGCAGCCTGGATGACCCGGTTCTGCACGGGGTTGGCGGAATCGGACTTCAGGGTGTCGTCCACCACGGTCTTATCTGCACCGGCGGCGATATTGGCCAGTTTCGCCTTCTCGGCGTCAGTGAAGTCGTTGCTCGACAGGACCTTGCCGTAGACCTTATCGACCTTGTTAGCCAGGGCTTCAGTGACGTCGGCAGCATCGGCTTTGGCATTCAGCGCGGCCTGGATGGTCTTGCTCTGGACCGGGTTGGTGGAGCCGCTGATGAACAGAGCATCCACCACGGTCTTGTTGGCGCCGGTCTCAATGCTGTCGAGCTTCTGCATGTACGCGGTGGTGAAGTCATTGGTGGACAGACCCTTGCCGCTGACCTTGTCCACCTTACCGTCCAGGGCGGAGTAGATCACCTTGTTCTGGACAGGGTGCTCCGAGGTCGGGGACAGGTAGTCGTCCATGATGCAGTTGGCGGAGAGTCTGCCCGTCAGCACGCCGACGGGGGACAGGGGACCATATCTGTGGATCATCTCAGAGCACCTCCTGAGTAATGATAAGGACGCCCCTCGGGATGAAGGTGTCCACGTCCCCGTTGTCATACGTCAACTGAACATCGAACACATAGCGTCCGTAGTCCAGGTCCTCTGTGTCCTCGGGTTCAAGGACCAGCATCATCGTGTCAATGGGGATCGTTTTGGTGAGGAGCACGGTATCACTGTCCCAGTCCTTCTTCATAGCGAACCGGACCGTGTCGCCCTCCTCAGGGATGTACAGACTACCGGAGGGAGTCTCCGCATTGATGATGGCGCGGAGGGTGTCGCCCCGGGTCATGCGAATGGTTTTTCCACAAATCGTAAACATGTTAGCCTCCTTATGGACCGACAGGACCGACCGTGTTCGGGTGATAGATCATGCCACGCTCGGGGCCGGTGAAGCGGTAGAAGATATCGGCAGAGACCAGAGCCATACCGGTCACGCCACGGCTCTCCAGCTCGAAGGCGAACTGCCGGACGTGGCGGCATCCGGGTTTGCGCTTGGCAACGAACACCTTGTTGAACTGGGATTCGATGGTACCCGACGTCGGGATGGGCGTAGCAGAGTGGACAACGATGGGGGTCAGGTCCTCCCGGTCCTCGTAGTCCGTCCGGTAGGTGAGCGTCATGGAGGAGTTCACATCCGCCCGGACCGCCAGGGTCAGCTCCTCCACGTTCTTCAGCCGCTCGTAGGCGTTGAAGTGCATCGTAGGGGAGCGGTAGAACTGAGGAATGGCCACACCGTCGTCGCTGGAGCCGGTGCCGAAACGAAGGACCTTGCCACCGGACGTCACGTTGTAAATGTTGTGGTAGGCGTCCTTGAAGAAGCAGGCCGGGTTGATGCCGGTCCAGTAGAACCAGGCGGGGTCGGCGTAGGTGCTGATCTCGTAGTCCCAGACGTAGACCTTCCCGTTGGCACAGATCCAGTACCGCTCATCGTCGTCGTAGCACACGACGTCGGTGGGGCTGTTCTGCACGTCATACAGGAGGCCGCGGATGGCCACACCCACGCTCCAGCCGTCCGGGTTGATCTTCTCACTGAGGCACTGGATGTTGTTCTCGTAGGCCGCGCTGCTGGACCAGGCGATGTGGGCTCCGTGGTACGTGTTGCAGAAGACCACGTTGTTCTGTACCGTCTGGATCGTCCACGGCAGGTCGCAGCCGATCTTGTCGTTCACCCGGGCGTAACCGAAGCTGGGGGTGTTCCGCCCGTCCACCGTCTCAATGGTGTAGGACAGCTTGCCGACAGACTCGGTGGTGAAGACCAGGGTGTCGTTGTACTGGCTACCGAAGCCGGTCACCGTGTCGCCCCGGGTGCCGATGAGGTTGTAGCAGGACATCGGGAAGTAGTAGGGGGTGATGGCCAGCTCGTCGTTGGCGTTCCAGAAGATGGCGTCGGGCTGGACCTTGTTGCCGCCCAGCACGATGTACTGCACCGCGTCACCGCCACTTGCCACCGTGGCGTACTTGCACCCGAGCACAGCGTTCAGGGCATCCGGGTTGCGCTTCTGGTAGGTGATCTGCACCGTGTTGTTCGCAGGCGGGTTACCGGGATCGGGGGCAGCGATGAACGTGACCACGCCGGTGACCGCGTTGAAGGTGTACTGCGTGGAGTACTCCTGCGCCACACCATTCACCAGGACCTTCGTGATGCCGTCGATGTTGGTGACAGGGAGCTGATAATCGGTCACTCCTGCCACCGCGTTGTACCAGACCGTCTTCTTACTGCACAGACGGTTCTCAGGCTGATACATGGTGCCGGAGCCGTTGGTCGGCGAGGCATTGATGACGATGACCGGGGGCTCATCCTCCATCTCCACCAACTCGTTCACCGCCTGATAGAAGAATGGGGCCTTGCTGTACGGGATGCCCGGAGTCACGGTGAGGGACAGGGCGTCCGGCTCACCCTCGTCCCGCAGGAGGGCGTTGGTGATCTGAAACCCGTAGGTAGCATCATGGGAGGAAAGGAACCAGTAGGATTCAGGAGCAACCGTGTCACCGCTCCGGTCGAAGGCGGGCGGCAGGATCGTAAGGGAGGAGTCCGCCACACTGAGGGCACCGGCCCGATAAGCCGGGTCTGCGTTCGTCGGGTCTCTGTCGTCGCGGTTGCGAATGAACTCTATAGCGCCGTCGTACTCCTCGACGATCGTGGGGCCCGTCATAATGATCCACGTCGTCGGCATCACGTTCGCATAGAGTTGCCCGTTGGTGAGCAGGATTGGGACGAAGCTGAACTGGAAGGTCTTGGGTCCGGTCATCTCAGCCAGAAGCGCCCGCAGCTCGGTTCCGACTTTGCGCACGATGAGGAACTCCCTGCTTAGGGGAAGCGCGGCAAGGTTGGTGACCTTGCTCCAGGTGTCTACCCCCACATGCTGGACATGGGCGTAAATCTCGAAGCCGGTCTCCTCGGTCAGGGTGCCGGAATTTGCGAACGAGATCACAGAGCTCTCTGCGGTAGCCGTACCGGAGTAGTCCTCGTCGTAGCGGATCTCGAAGAAGCCGCCCTCGTTCTTATAGAACAGGTGGCTCTGGTACCGGAAGAACGTGCCGCGGTTACCGGGGACGTTGCTCTGTTCAAAGTCGGAGTTGTAGGGGATCACCAGGGGCTCACTGTCCTCCGTGGCCGGGAACTGTAGGCACTGGAAGCCATTGCCCACATGGAAGAAGGTGTAGCCCTTGAACTGGAAGTCCGTGGCACCGAGGACCTGCGCGCCCGTGAAGGGACCGTCCGTGTAGAGGTTGACGGCGGTCTTCTGCGCCGGGCGGGTCTGGAGCAGACCTTCACGCCACTGGAGATTCCTGATGCAGGGGCTCTCGTCCGCAGCCACCAGGTAGCCCTGATCCCGGATGTTCAGGCCACCGGCGATGGTATTCAGGCTGAGCCCGTAGCTTTTGGAAAACGAGGGAGTGTTCCTCATGTCGATTCGCATGTGACATCACTCCTCTCAATACATTTCATGGTAGTGGTAGAAGTCGTAGCTGTCCTGCACGGGATGCACCTCTGCCGTGACAGGCGGGGCCATTTTGGCCAGTTTGTCCTCGTAGCCGTTCATCAGGGTACTCGCGAGGAAGGGGTCGTCGTGCATGGCCAGCATGCCGGCGACGTAGTAGGGGATGGCCCGGTGCGTGTCGGGAGTGTTGTCCAGCTCTTCAGTGTCACTGGGCTCGGACTCATCCAGCAGCTTGGGGTACCGGTAGTAGGTCAGGATGAAGGCACCGTCGCAGGGGACAGCCTTCTTCGGGACCACGAGGATGTACCTGCCAATCTCCTGGAAGTACTTGGTGTGCATGGTGATGCCGTGCCTGGTGCGGAACACGTCGCCGGACTTGAACTGATAGAAGTCCTTGGGCATAGCGAACCACAGCTCGTGCTCCGTCTCGCCCTGGAACTCCAGCTCGTCCAGGGACACCGTGACAGGGATGCGCCGCTGGGTCGTGGCGATCTCCATCATGGCGTCGTTGACCAGGGACGGGATGCGGAGGATGTAGTCCTTCTGGTTGTTGTAGGTGTCCTCCACGCCAGTCCCTGCGATGGTATATTGGTTCAGGAGCTTCAGCACCTGGTCTTTTACGTCTTTATATTTCACGGGAGTTACCTCCTTTGAGTAAAAGAGCACCCCTGGTTCGGATGACGAACCAGGGGTGCACTGTTTTGGGGCGGGCCCGACTTACTGAATGTCGGTGGTGGCGCCGCAGTAGTAGATGGCGTCCTTCTTGTTGTTGAGCACGAAGGCATCGTAGAGGACGCGACCCTCACACAGCCAGCCGGAGATACCGGGGGCGTCGGTGTGGATCTTGTACTCCCACAGCTGCTTGGGGGCCACGCAGGCCATGGGGTGGGTGATGATGAAGTTGCAGCCGGAGGGCAGGCGGCTGGAGGGGACCTTGACGATCTTCACGCCGTCGCACTCGCCCAGGATGCCCTTCAGGACCATCTCCTGGGACATGTTGCCGTACTTCATGAAAGCGGGATCCTGCTTCAGCAGGTTGGCAAAGGCATAGGAGCACAGAGCCACACGGCCAGCATCGGGGACCAGAGCGTCACCCAGGACCTCCTGACCCTTCAGGAAGGTGGCGTAGGCGTTGGAGTTGATCACGGTGGTGGTGCTGTCCACGAAAGGACGGGTGGCGCTGGTGCCGGTGCCACGGGTGTTGCTGTAAGCAGCCTTGCCCAGCACGGTGAACACGTACTTGTCGTAGGCGGGGATGACCACCTGAGCGATCTGGCGGGCGCAGGCCTTACCGGCGTTGCGGACCATCTCGCTCTGCTTGAAGTTGCCCTTATCGATGGTGAAGGTCCAGGACTTGTCCTGAGTCACCTGCATGGTCTGCACGGTGTCACCCAGCTCGGAGGGAGTGCCGTACCGGTTCGCACCGGAACGGGAGTAGTTGTTCAGGGACACGACGTCGATGCTGTACACGTTGACGGTGTCAACACCGGTGAAGTCGTAGCTGTTGTTGGTGACGAGGGAGGCCTGAGACTGCTTCTCAAAGCGCTCGTCCACCTTGTTGGAATACTTGGATGCCAGATTCACGCCCATTGTTCTTTACCTCATTTCTTAAAATTTTTGAGTGAAGAACACGGCACTGGGTTGATAGTGACGGGGTTAGCTTACCACTCGAAAGCGGAATCCCAGCCGAGCTCGAAGTCGTCCTTCTTCTTCGGCGTGGTGCTCCCGCCACCGGTTACGCCCTTTACAGGGGCTTTTGCCGCAGCTGCCGCGTTCTGTTTTAACATAGCGTTTTCCTTCTTCAGGACGGCGGCGGTTTGGCTGTTCTGCTTCTCCCGATAAGCAATGTAGGCGCTCAGCAGGGGCACACCCTTTGAGACGGCTACTGCCACCTCGTCCGGCGTCTCTTTGAAATCGGGGTACAGAGCTTTAAGCTGAGCCACTTCGGCAGCGAAATCGCGGGCGGGGACGATGGGGTCATCCTGGGGGTTCTCCTCCGCAGGGTCCTCCTCATCTTCCAGGGAGTAGGTCTTACCCTCGGCTACAGACTGGGCGATGATCTTCGCCACGGCGTCGGTCATACCGGCGTCCAGCTGTTCCTGGTAGGCCTCTCTGTACTTCCGCTTGTTCTCCGCGTCCTTGATGGCGTCGAAGGCCCGGCCCTTCTGGAGCAGAGTGATCAGGTCAGCGTCGCTCAGGGCGTTGATGTCGATCTCCTCTTCCTTGTGGTTGACCTTCAGCTTCAGCTTTCTCGACGGCTTGGTTTCCGGTTCGTTCTGCCCGTCGGCAGGCTCTTCCGGTACCTGGTCGTCGGCGTTTTGATCCGGCTGCTCCTGGGGCTCCGCTTCGTCCACGGTAAGGACATCGGGGTCCTCCTCAGCCACATCCTCGTTTTCCTCCTGCGGCTCCTCTGCCACCGGCTCCCCGTCGGAAGCGAAAGCGGCGTCGTTCAGCTCGCCCTTGTCCGTGATGATGTCACTCTCTCCGTCCCAACCGTCAGGGAGGAAGACCTCGTCATCACCGAGGATGGCGTCAAATACGTCTTTCTGGTCCATTGCGTTCTCCTTTCTCTCCATGGTGAGGAGAGTGGTTTATTTACAAAATGCCCCGGGGTTCCTGTGGTGGGGAATCCCGGGGTCATGTTGTATCAGGTTACTCGGCTCTCTGCTCACCCATCCATCTTGCCGTCTTCTTGGCGATGTTGGGCAGCTCGTCGTAGGTGGCGGACCCCTGGGTAGGGAGCGCGGCCACCTTCTTGTCGTCGCTCAGCTCACCGCCCTCTGCCGGGGCCACGAGGGGCGAACCGGGCTGGGGCAGAGCGGCACCGGCTGCGGCGTTGGCCTGCTGGCCCTTGGCGATACGGCCACGCAGCTCGTCGATCAGCTCCTGCTTCTTGGGGATCAGCTTGTCCGGCAGACGCTCCAGATACTGGAGCACGTCGAGAGTGCCGTCCTGGCGCAGGTTGTCCAGGGTCTGGGTCATAGCGATCTCACTGAAGTAGGTAGCCGCGCCGACGTCGATGCTCATGTTCAGGTAGATCTTCTTCAGCTGGGAGAAGTCGAATCGGTCCACCACCTTGCGCACCACGGACTGGGTCTGCATGGTGCCGGTCATGGGGTCGATGAGGGGCGCGCCGTCGGGACCGGTCATGGGCTCCTCGAACTGCTTGTCCACCACGACGGGCCGCTCACCGTAGTAGGTGCCCATCATGTCCAGCAGGATGACGCCGATGTCCTCGATCCACTCGTACAGGTTAGCCCGGATGTTCTCCAGGGGCACCTCGGAGTTGGTCTGCAGCACCATCAGGGCGGAGGTGTTGTCCGGCTTCACGTTACCCATCTGGGTGTCCGTGGTGCCCAGGCACTCCTTGGTGTACTGCATGACCTTATCAATGAGCGCGAAGATCTGGTTGCTCATCTCCGCGGGCTGCAGGTTATAAGCCACGGTCTGGGAGAGACCCTGGCCGGGCTGGAGTCCGTGCACGCCGATAGCCTCGCCGATCTCGTTGGACCAACCGGCCACCAGGTCAGCGTTGTACACGGTCTTGGGGAACGCCAGCAGCTGCGTGTGACGCATGGCCGTGGCGAACATGGTGTTGATGAAGATCTGGTTCGGGATCAGGCCCGTCACCAGAGCACGCCCGTGGTACTGGTTCTTCTGCTTCTCCCAGTTGCCCCAGGCGATGGGGTAGTTGGTCAGGCCGGTGTCTACGTCCTCGTAGATAATGGCAGTCCGGGTCGCCTTGGTCACGTGGACCGAAGTGACCAACTCCTTCACGGCCTTCTTCTTATAGGTCGGCATGCCCATCTCGTCCAGCAGGGGCTCACCCTTATCGGTCACGGGGATGGGGTCGCCGTTCTCGTCCAGCTCGTCCTCGTACACAGTCAGGCCGGTCTCCGGGTCCTTCTTGTCCCGCTCCTCGGTGACCTTAGAGTACAGATACACGTACAGGGCCTTACCGTGGCCAGCGTCGCTGTGGATCTCCGTCTTACCACCCACACCCGTGAACAGGTTGTACTCACCGTCTGGCACGATCTCAGAGGCCATGTCCTCCTTGCCGCCCTTGAACGCCTTGCCCTTACCGAGCACGTCCTTGTTCTGCCGGTAGCGCTCAGCCTCCCAGCGCAGGTGCTCCGTGGTGTCGCGGCCCACGATGATGATATAAGGCTGCGTCTGCACTCTCCGGTCGTTGGGGTTGCCGAACATCACGTTGATGCCGTCCACCAGCTCCATCTGGATCTCGCCCCGCGGACCACCAAAAGCGCCGCCGAAAGGCTGAACATCCGGATCAAACCAGAAGTGGGCGCAGTAGTCACCGGTCTGGGCTCCGTCGTACAGTGCGTCACGGACACGGTACTCCATCTTCATCTTTTCCAGGAGAGATGTGACCTGCGCGTTTGCGAAGACTGCGGCGTCGTGGTCCGGGTCTTTCATGCCGGAGCCATCATAATAGGCCAGGGGTTCAAAGCGTAGGGCGACTCCGGTAGAAGTCAGGGACGCAATGAACAGACTGGCCACGCGTTTGAGGATATTGAAAACCGGCTTGGGGAGCTGACTCTGCGCCGGTGTCATGGGGAGGTGGAGCCACTGGTTACCGATGAAGAACTCGGTGTTGGTCTCCACCACGTTGTACTGGTTGGGCGTCAGGTTCTGGTTGTAGTTGACGCCCTGTTCATAGAGCTCCCACGCCCACGTCTTATTGTTCTCACGATCACTCATCAGGCGTGTTCACCTCCCAGGTCTTCCCCGATCTTGTACCCGTAGGCCATCTCGGGGGTGTAATTCTGCATCATGCGGAAGGCCTCCTGCTGATCCTTCATCAGCTGGAGATCCTGCGCGGAGAGCTCGGCGGCGGTTTTGCGAATCTTACGCTTCTCATCCATGCCGCGCAGCTTCCAGCCGAGGAAGACACCCGCCGCGAACAGGAGCAGGACGCACACCGCGCCGATGGCACCGATAAAAAACTGCATAACTTGAGCCTCCGTGTTTAGGTATTTTTGGAGCTGATGGAAGGACTCGAACCCTCGGCCAGATGATTACAAGGCACCTGCTCTACCAACTGAGCTACACCAGCGTGGAGGCGGGGGTGGGAGTCGAACCCACTTTTTCCGGTGTATGAAACCGGCGCTGGTACCGTTCCAGGCTCACCCCGCTAAAGGAGGAACGGGGCCCACCGGTGAAAGGGGAGAGGAAAGCCGGTGGGCCCCTGGGAAAAGGGAAGGGCTAAGTTAAATGGGGGATAAAAGGGGATAAGGGGCGGACGGAGAGGAGATCAATAGATATCCCTTGCGCCGTAAACATCGTACAAGGCCGGGCTGGTAAACATGTTCCGTTCGCTACGGATAGCCTGGTCCAGCAGCTTCTGCTCCGCCGTCATAGGGATGCCAGTTGCGCCACTGGAAAAGAGCATCCAGCTCAAGGCCTGGCTACAGCTATCGACAGCGTCATCGTGCTCGCCGTTGGGGAACTGCGCGAACTCATCCACCAGGTCCTCCGAGAACAGCTCGTCCTTGGGGAGCCACACGTTACCGCTCTCGATGGCGGGGGAGACAGCGTTGACACGGCTGACCTTGCCGCCTTTGGGAGTGATGGAGATGACGCCCACGAACTCATGCCGCAGGGTCTGGATGATGGCGCTGCCGTTGGCCTTGTCCTCGATCAGGATGTACCTGGCGTCCGGGTACAGTTTCTTCACCAGCCGGATCGCCTGGACCGTGTTGGGGAAGTTCAAGTGCCGCTTGAGGGCGTACCGCAGGTAGTAGTCGTTGCCCAGCTTGCCCCAGACCTGGATGGCCACGTAGTCGTTGGTGTCCTCGTCCTTGAACGTAGCGTCCACGCTGATGACCGTGGTACCGAAGGCCGTGATGTCCTTCTTGTCGTACCACTTCCACCACTCGCGCCGGACCAGGTTACCACCCTCCACTCTCGGGGAGCACTGGTACAGGGCCTGCCACGCCCGCAGACCACCGTTGCTGGGGTCGCTCAGGTAGCTGGCCTTGAACTGCTCCAGCCAGTGGTTGTCCTTGCCCAGCTCCGGGCACAGGGCGTCACCTACCGGGCGTCCCAGCAGGTCCTTCTCCTCCGCCTCAATTGGCAAACGGACGAGGGTGACATGGGGTTCATTCTTGAGAACCCGCGCGGCCAGGTCGTCCTCGTGCCAGGGGGTCATGATGATGATCACCTTGGCCTGAGCGGCGAGTCGGGACTTCAGCGTGTTCTGCCACTCCTCCCAGAGCCTGTTGCGGTACGTCTCACTGTCCGCCTCGGCTCGGTTCTTCACCGGGTCGTCGATGATCAGCAGGTTGGCGGGGTTACCGGTGATGCCGGACATAATGCCTCGGCTGATCATCCTGCCCCAGCCGTTGGACAGCTCAAAGTCAGTCGTGGTCCAGATGGAGCCCTGTTTCAGGCCAAACACGCCGCCGCCATACTGCTCGACCTTCTCCATGTTTTTGCGCCCGAATTTACGCGCTGTATCGTCGTTGTAACTGGCTTCGATGATACGGTGCGTCGGGTACTTGCCGAGGTACCAGCTGGGAAAACTCTCGGTCACCGTCAAAGACTTTCCGTGCTGCGGTGGGGTCTCGATCAGGAGAATGTCGTACGCGTTCCCCGTCTCGGTCTCCACGAACCGTTGCACCGTGTCTGCGAGAAAGTCGCTCATTTTCGTCCTGACCCAGGTGGGGGAGTGGACGTAATAGAGATAGCGCCGGTAACTCTTCCGCGCTAACTCACGGCGAGCCATCTCACGCCGCAGGTAGTCCTTGTCGGACAGAGTCACGGCGGCGGTTTTCCCCTGGATGGACTGATCCACTGTGTCAGCCATCACTCAGTCAGGTACCAATCCTCGGCCAGTACGTCGGACTGGGAAGCGAGCCACATCTGGTAGGTTCCGTCAGCGCAGCGCATCTGTAGGTACGGGCGACACCGGAACAGTGTGCCCTCGCTGATATGCCACGTCTTCGCGGTATTACTGTTGCAGGGGATCCCCTCGGGGTAGCCAGGCTGGTAAGCAACGGCCATACCTTTGCCATTCCAGCCTTCACGGGCAACCAGGTGGCCCTGCTTCAGTGCTTCAAGTGCTTGTCCGAAATTCATGCTCGTGCCTCCTTACCAGGGGTTGTTCCAGGGGTCGGTGCTGGCCTTGCTGGTCTTGGGCTTTACAGGCCGCGGCGTGGGGATCGTGCCGGGCGTGGTCGGGGTCGGGATGTTACCCACCCTGCGCTTCACGGGAGTCCTGGAGCGGTTGATCGGCTGCTTCACGATATTCCGACGCACGGGGGCGGGGTTGTCGGTGACGGGCCGCTGGACGGGCTTCTCTGCCACGGTGCCCGGACGAGCCGCATTGATAGGGCCGGAAGAGTGGACCGTGCCTGCAGGGGTCCCAGCAGAACCGGTGATGGGCGCACCACTGACCTTGGGGGTGGTCACGGTGTCACGGATGTTGGGGGTCACTGGGGTAGTCTTCTTAATGGGCTTAGTTGCCATAGTTGATACCTCCAAAAAGGGTTTCAAAATTTCAAAATTTCTGGGCTGACTATTTTGTAGGGTACCCGCCCGCTCGCGCGGGCACACCCCCGGGGGGAGGGGGATCACGGGCCTCACGTGGCGCATGGGGGCACCCCCCCGTCAGCGGCTCCGCTCCGCAGGGCACCCCCACCCCCTGCGCCGCCGGGGGACATGGCCCGCCGCCGCCACCGCCGCCGGGGATTTCCTTATTAGATGTATGCGCCACCCCCTGCTTGATAGGCAGGGGTTCCGGGGTGGCTCAATCCCTTGTGGCACAACGGTTTCCGGGCTTACTCATCCACGGAATCAGCGAGCGCTTCGAGTTCTTCGTCCGACATTTGGGATAGGTCAAGGGATTTGATTGGTTTGTCGCTCACGGACAGGTTGTACTGTTCCGTGGGTTTCTCTCCGACTGTGTCCCGGGCAAACCGGGCCGCTTCGATATCCCCCCTCGCCGCCTTGCCCAAGACTGCCACCGTGATAGCGGTCTGATAGGTCTGGTCCGCCGGGTCTACTCCTGCCGCTTGCATGACGGACAGCAGGTCCTCCGCCGTCACTCCGGCCCGGAGCCACTCATCAAACGTGTCCCGCATCCGCTTGCGCCGGGCCCGAGCGGCGCCGCTTGCCTTGCCTGCCTTGACGGCGTTGGCTCGCCTCTGTTCCGGGGTTCGCTTCGCATTCTCGACATAAGGGTCGATAATGTAACCGGACATGTTATCACCTCCGATAATGTCTAATCGTCCACCATGACTATACCGCCCGGGCGAGGGGACAAACAAGGACACAATTAAATATGAAATGAAACCGCCGAAAAAATTTTTTCAAACCCGGGAGCCCTTGTGCCGCAAGGGTTTCCGGGATTTTGAACTGTTAACTTCAAAAATTTTTGCGAAAAGGGGGTTGACAACACCACGGAGTCCGTGGTAGTATGACTACGCTGACACCACGGAACACGTGGTACCGCCCAACCGGGCGAGCGGCGAACCGGGCAACCGGGGAGCGGCGAGACGGGGGCGGCGGACAGCCCAACTGAAGACCGGGGACAGCGTGTAACAGGCCGCCCTGCCTGTGGTGTTCGATTAGTGTACGGCACCGACGGACAGGGACAGGCAGTCAGACCACCACCTAACCCGGGGCACAGTAGGCCGTACCTTGACAACTGAACATTGCCCCCTAAATGGCGGCGGATGAAAGAGCGAGTGGTCACCGTGGAGCACCATGCGGTGAGGCCCTGTGCCTTGAGAGCAAGCCCATGTCTACTTGAGTAGTCATAAGCCCGCCGGGGGAAGTTCCTCCTCCTATCAAGGGGCGGCGAACGGGATTCCCTTTCGCCGTTCTGACATGGGTTGAAGTGATAACTTCAATCCTTGTCAGAGCGAATGCTCAAATTTTGATAGGGGGAACTGAACATGTCTAACAACACCAAGACCACCAAGACCACCAAGACCACCAAGGCCGCCGTCGTGAATGACCCGACTCTCGCTACTGTCCGCCCGATTGTCGAAACGCTCGAAACCCTGTTCGACAAGTTGAACGAGAAGTGCTTCGCCGGGAAGCTGGAGCGGCCCGTCATCACAGTGGCCCCGGACACCACCAAGGGTGCCTACGGGTGGATGACCACGTACCGGGCGTGGAGTGCCGACAAGACCGGGAAGGCCGACACGCAGACCGAGGGCTACCTTGAACTCAATTGCTGTTCCGAGCATCTGCAGAGGCCGCTCCCGGAAGTCGTGGGCACTCTCCTGCACGAGATGGTGCACCTGTTCAACATCCTTCGTGGAGTCAAGGACACGAGCCGAAACGGATGGTACCACAACGAGGCATACCGAGCCGCCGCAGAGGCCGCAGGGCTGAACGTGACCAAGACCGACAAGTACGGGTGGAGCGAAACAACGCTGAACGACGAAATGCTCACATGGCTCGAGGAGCAGGGCATGGAGGATTTCCGAATCCACCGCCGCATGCTCCCCAGGAAGGAGCGCAGGACCGTCAAGAACCACAGCATCAAGTACCAGTGCCCCTGCTGTGGGGACAGCGTGCGGAGCACCAAGCCCGTCAGCATCCGTTGCGACAAGTGCAACGAACTCATGGCCCTTGCCTAACTGACGAGACCCGGACGGCAACCGGGCGAAACCGGGGGATTCTCTCCCGGTCTTAGGAAGCCAACCACACACCGACTGATAGGAGGAACGACACATGTACGAGATGGTACAGAACAGAGAAGACCCGACCATGTGGGAAGTCTACAACGAGTACGGAGAGTGGGTCACGACCGGAGACTGGGAGACCTGCACGAACTGCGTAAACAGGCACAACGTGTACGACAGCAATCTCGATTGGCGCGGCTACTCTGAAGAGGAGATGGACGGCTATGGCTATTGAGATTGGAACCTTGCTTGCCGTTGTCGGAGCGGCTACCCTCGCCTACCTTTTCACCAAGTACTTGACCTGACCCGACTGACGAGACCCGGACGGTGACCGGGCGAAACAGGGCAAACCACGGGCCCTGTCTCGGGAAACCGAACACACCAACCACACAAACGATAGGAGGAACTGAACATGGAGAGAAAAGCGACCATGACCACGGAGCGGAAAGTGGGCCGGGAATGGGTGGAGCAGTCCTTCACCGATGACGAGACCCAGATCTACAAGCAGTTAGCCAACGTGCTGACATCCAAGTACCAAGACAAGGCCGCATGGGTGAGTCGGTGCACCAAGAAGTGCAACTACGACGGCACCTACACCTACACCGTCTCCTACGGCAATGGGTGGAGAGACATCATCCGGGTGACATTCTGACCATGGGAGGCAGGAGCACATCCTGCCCTCATCTCTGCTTTTGAAGTTAACACTTCAAAGGCGGAGATGGGCAAACGCCCAAACAAACTGATAGGAGGAACAAAAGATGGCTTACATGACCTGCAGACAGATGGAGGCGTGCTTCCGGGCCATAGCGGAGTTCTGCTACGAGGAGCACGGAATCAACCGGGAAGAGACGATGAGAGAATGCCGAAAGAATCCCAAGGCCGTACCGGTGCTCTACACGACCCTCACCGACGAGGAAGTTCCGGTACAGACCTTCGTGGACGTGCCCGGCATGAGAATCATCTACTGCGTCGAGTGGGAAGACGGAGAGTACCACATCGTGTACGAGGACGAGTACCACGACTCCCTCAAATTTCTCGGGTTCCTTGTGGACGCCGAGTTCGACGACTTTCTCCTCTCCCAGTTCACCGTCGAGCGATTCCTTGCAGACGGCGGATTCGACAGGCTACCTATTTTCGACAGCGGCAAGTGACCGGAGCGGCAGGAGCAGTCCTGCCGTTCCTCTCTGCGATTGAAGTTAACACTTCAACCGTGGAGAGGAGCGAATGCTCACAAAAAATGATAGGAGGAACGAAAAATGAAAGAGTATACCATCGACAACTTCGACGCCCGCTCGTTCGCTACGCCAATCGAGGAGACCGGACGCTACTACGCCGACCACTTGGAAATCAACACTTCCAGTATCCTCACCCGCCTCATTCAAGAGGCAGGGCGGTGGTGTGAGCGCTTCGCATCCGACATCGTCCTTGAGTGGAGCTTCGCTTACCGGGACATGTGCCAATTGGAACCGGGCGATACCGAATCCCGTCTGCTCGGCTTCCGGGAGTCCGGGGTGGACGGAACGGACTTTGTCCTGCTCCAGTTTGGCATGGACGATGCAAAAGCCAGCCACTACTACCGGAAACTATACCGGCTCGACATGACCCGGGAGCAGGACGACCTGCGGCTGTGCCTGGTGGAAGTGGACACCTACTAATCCCGACTGATGAGACCCGGACGGTGACCGGGCGAAACAGGGCCTGTGCCCTGTCTCGGGAAACCGAAAATCAAATCTGATAGGAGGAACTGAACATGAACAAGACCGAGCGAATCAAGATGGTCAAGGCGATGGAGTTCATCTGCCGACAAATCAACGACGAGGATGTTTTTGCAGGGTGGCTCTACAACGGAGTGGCCGACGGAGACATCGAGTACGGAGACCTGTCCGGCGAGGACACCGGCGACCTCGATTTCTACTGCGAGGATGATTTCACCGACATCATGGGCTGTTTCCTGCGCGTGATGCGGGCCGCATGCAAAAGCGGCGGCCTGTACTGTGACGGCGTGGTCAGCTTTTAAGGGGGTGAAGACATGTCAGATCTGGACTACATCGCACAAACCCTCCTGCACATCGTCCTGCGGCCCGGGTTCGACATCGACATGATGAAACTGACCGATAGGGGCACCACCGGCTTCAGCATCTACTGGCACCGCACCGAGGCGGCAGAGTGGTACCCAAGCATCGAAATCGAGCACAGCGACGCAACCATCTACGCCATGGTGGGCCAAGCGAGACAGGGCAAATACAATTGGGCATCCTTCCTGCAGGACGCCGCAGACTACGTGTACGACTACCAGTACGACAGACTGCAGGAGGCCACCGGAGCGGCAGAGTAACCTCTGCCGTTCTGACCTGCCTTTGAAGTTAACAATTCAACGGCGGGTCAGAGCGAATGCTCAAACAAACTGATAGGAGGAACTGAAAATGACAACGAAAGAGAACCTCATCGGCTACACCTGTCTCCTCGCCGGGGAGATGAACCACGCCGGGAGAATCAACTACGACGGAACCGTCAACGGCATGGACAAAGTGGTCGAGTTCGCATGCGACATCGCAGACAAGTGGCTCGCACAGACCGACGATGACGGCACCACCTACGACGAGTTCGCCGAGACCGCACTCCGCGAGAAGTTCCCCAACGGCTTCGACTTCGACTGGTCGGACTTCATGGAGGGCAACTGGGAAACCTACTGCGCAAGCGTGGAAAACACGCCCAAGCAGGACCTAATCGACGACTTTGTCGGCAGTGTCCGGGTCGGTGACCTGTGCTTCGACCTCGTACTTCGACAGTACGCAAGCGACGAACTTATGCTTACCTACGACCTGTACGTGGGCGGTGTTGACGACGGATACGGATACTCCAACCGCTTCGGCGAGAAGGACTACCCGTACACGGAGGCCGACGGAGACAGTTTCGGTGACACGCTCATCTGTCTGTCCTATAAGGAGTTCAAGCGCAGGGCGGAAGAGACGTTCACCGACTTCATCCGCTTCACGACCTACTCCGAAACGTACGACCTCATCAGCAAGGCCAGCCAGCCCCTGCACAAGTGGTAAGGAGGTGAAGGCATGAACGACGGAAGACTGGAACTCATCCTGTACCGGGCGCTCGACTGGATCGCCTACCACGTGGACGACGATGACCTGCAGGATGTGCTCTACAACCAGTTGGGCGTGAGCAACGACGAACTGGAAGAACTCGGTCTCGGTGACCTCATCGAGGACTGACCGGATACCTTCTCGGGGCCGCACCGGGCAAAGCGACCCCATCCCACCCCGACAGGGGCACCCAAACTGAACGG